GGTATTGATCTTCGACCAATCAAGATTTGGAACGTCAGCTGCAGCGATCGTGATACCATAGCCAGCAACCGTAGTTGGCTTGCCAGTATTGATCTTCGACCAGTCAAGAGCTGGGATGTCAGAAGCAACGATGGCAATACCGTAACCAGTGATAGTCGTTGGCTTGCCCGTCAGCGACGCAAAGGTCGGAGTAGAGGAAGTCACCACGCTATCGACTTGTGCCTTGGTGTAGACATCGGTGATGCCATAACCAGCGACAGTGGTTGGCTTACCAGTCAAGGTCGAGAAGGTCGGAATAGCACCAGCGATTGCACCATCAACCTGAGACTTGGTGTAAGCATCAGAGATACTGTAACCAGCGATGGTGGTTGGCTTGCTAGCCAGATTTGCAAATGGGATTGCAATATCGACCGAGCCGTTGAACGAAACACCAGCGATGTTATGTGCGGTGGTCAGCACAGCAGCACTAGCAACATTCTTGTAGCCGTCAGCGATGTTATCAACATTGCTGAGACCAACATCAGCCTTAGTAAGAACAACAGCACCTGCACGACCAGCAACAGAAGACACGGAAGCGCCAGTAACGATACCGTCAAGCTTGGCCTTGTCCGTTGAAGACATGAAACCATTTACTGCGGTCGTTGCGACAGCATGAGCGCCAGCACCAGAACCAATGTGACCGATGTCAGCAAAGTTCGAAGCAACCCATGGACGGGAGGCAATGGCTTCAAGTTGATTGACCATACCGACCTTGAACAGATCGTCAGTTTCATCAAACAGGATTTGGTAGTCAGCTTGATCGCCACGGTCGACTTGGAGGCCGGCCTTACCAGCGGTAACGCCAGAACCAACTTCACCATTGTTCAGAACAATGATGTTGTCAGAGGTAGTCACCGTAGTAGCATTGATCGTGGTAGCAGCACCAGAGAAAGTCAGGTTGCCAGTCAGAGCCAGATTGCCAGAAATGTGTTGGTTGCCAGTGACAGTTGAATTACCGTAAACGGTAAGTTCAGGAGCCGTGATGTCCACGGTTTGTGCAGCACCAACACGAATCTTCGAGCCAGTACCACCAGCTTGAATAATGACGTCAGCATTGAGACCAGTAGTTTCAAGAGTCACACCCTTCTCAGAAGTCACCAGAGTAGAACCGGTGCCACGAGTTTGAATGTTGATCGATTGATTCGGATCAGCCTTGAAAGAGATGGTATCTTGAGCCGTACCAAGAATTGGAGTGTCGCCGATGTACAGAGTATTAGCAGACAGACGAGCTTCATTCACGAAGATAGAGGCAAAACGCTGAGTAGCTGAACCGATGTTCTGAACACCATTGGTGGTCGGCAGAATATCACCAGCGACTGTCAGGTTTTTCGAACTGAAATCTTTCGTGAGACCGCCGGCAGAGGCAGCGATAGCGCTGTCAGTTTCAGTCTTGGTGTAAGCATCGGTGATGCCATAACCAGCGACAGTCGTTGGCTTACCAGACAGAGTCGAGAAAGAAGGAGTAGCCGAGGCGATAGCGCTATCAACTTCGGTCTTGGTGTAGGTCGTTGCTTGCGGAGCAAACGTAAGGGCTTCAGTTTGCAGAGCAGCGATCGCAGATTGCAGCGCAACGATTTCTGCCGAAGAACCCATCTGCGAGACTGCAGCGGTCAGAGTAGCAACGTCAGCAGCGGATGCTGCAGCAAGAAGGCTACGAACAGTGACGGCATCACCAGCAGAGATCAGGTCACGAGCAAAAGCGGTGATCGGAGTGGTTGAAGCAGTATCAACTCCAGTGAAGTACGGGATACGGTCAGCTTGAGTGTCAAGATTGGCCAGCGTGGTCAGAGTTGCGTCGAGCGGCTGGATTGCATAGTTCTCGAAGGTCGGAACTTCACCGATACGGTGAACCAGAACTGCACGACCGGTCTGATCAGCACCAAATGTGATGCGGACATAACCATTCACAGAAAGATCGATATTGCCTGGGAATACTTGGTTTCCTGCATTATCGAAAACTTGGACGAAGACGTCTTTGTTTGCGAGAGTGTAAGGGATGTCCCAGACAGTAGCTGGAACGATTTGGGTGTGAACGCGAATATCGATTTCGTTAGTCAACGGGACCCAAGTCGGGTTGCCGGCGAAATCGGTACACACATACACTTTTTTGTCTTTGAAAACGACTTGACCAGGATTTGGTGAAGGCGGGAAATCAATGACAGTCTCAAACAGCGTCTGCTTGAGTACACCTTGATTAAGGTCTAGATCGCCGAAAAGCTTCATAAGATATGCTCCGAAAGTTGAACACTACTATTTATTGGTTTACTTCTTTAAGGTGTTCATAGCACGGTAATTACTAAAGTCTAAGGCGGGCCAGACCAAACACTTGTTTTCTGATGTTTTATGAAAGAATAGCAATACAACGCATCTAAATATTTATCAGAAAGCCTTTTCCAAACTATAACTTTAGGTTATGACTTGTTCTGGAAAGCTTTAAGGATGTCGTTGCGATCAGCTACTACGATATTGTTGTTGATTGTTTGTGCATTCTGAGTTGGGGCGCCATTTCTCAGGGTGCGGAGAGGACCAAGTTTGAAATGGTAATCGGCCTTTGAGTTGGCAGCGTCCAGAGCAATCTTCAGAAACTGAGCCGCAACTTCGGCATTGCGAGCAGCAAACTTTGGATCCACGGTTTGTGAGATCATGTTCTGCGCCTCGAAGGCTCCCATAGCATGATCAAGGACCAATTGCATCTGTCCTTTCATCTCTTGTTCTTCTTGCTCCATCGCTTGGCGATCAAGTTCAGTCTTCTCGATGACTTCTTGTTCCTGAACAGTCACCTGAGTTTGACCTGAAAGAATAGAGAGCGGCTGGAAGAATGATTCAGTAGTTCCATTCTCAATACCGAATACATCCTCTAGCGGCGTCTGGATCATACTCTTATCAACTTCTATAGTCTTCATATCATTTGCCATGCTTAAACAACTCCTTCTCGGTCAGTACTCGGAACCCCATCCCTCTTCTTGCACAAAACTCTTGGGCGGATCTCCATTTTGCTTCGTTGATGATCACATCAATTTTGTCTGCAGTCGATGACTTCTTAGTGATCACTGATTGCTTCATTGGCTTGATCTCAATCATTTCGATTCGCTCATTGCCAGCTTTGTCTTTGTACTTCATGATGAAGTCTGGGATGTATGAGTGGACTCGACTGTCAGTAGGCTTCATGTATGGGATCTTGATTTCTTCGCTACCCCACTGAAGCACGTTCTCATTGAGATCACAGAACTGCATGAATCGCAGTTCCCATGTGCTTCTGTAGGTAATGTTCATTGGATTCCCGATGTACTTATGCGGGTTTCTTGGGACGTATTTACCTCGGTATCCACGAACTGCCATTTATCCAGTCCTCAGAATTTCAACAGACCACTGAGTCCTGCAGCCGCTTGCGAAAGGACTCCAGAGGTCATAGATCTGATTGTGTTGTTCACTTGGGTATTGATAGAGAATGCAGCAGAACCAGCGGCTTGTGTCAAGCCAGTCCCGACTGCAGTAGCAATCATCGACTTGATATTGAATGGGCCTTGGCCGCCAGAGCAATTGAACGACTTGACACCGTTCATAGCATTGCTGCTGAACTGAGAGCCGCTAGATCCGTAAAGACTCATTGATTGCTGGTTGCCGAGACCAGTTGAGGTGCCACCAGCGATACCGCCAGAGCCACCACCTTTAAGCATGTCGGTCATACCCCAATCATAGATGGTCCCAAGCTGAACAGTTTCCAAAAACAAGTTGTCGTAGTTGAATTGGACTGTCACAGAGTTGAACTGGGAATCCTCGTGGTCAACCCCATCAAAGTCGAAGTTTTCGATACGAGGATTCAAGAAAGTGTAGATGTTCGAAGAGGTACCATTGCCATAAAGCTGTTGGAGCTTGATGTATGAAAGGACTCCTGGACCAGACAGAGAAGATGCGGTCGATTCTGGACCGTTGTACATCCCTCGCTGTTCGGCTGAGATCAGGTTTGAGTTGTTCGCTACTGGACTGACTACGCTTCGGTAAAGCTGGAAGAATGAGAATACTGTATTGGTTTGATCGTCAAAGAATGACATCGACAAAGGATCATGCGTGGTCTTGGTCAGGACCTTCGTTCGATAGTTGTAGTAGTTCACATCCTCGTATTGGAATGAGATCTTCGGCTTATCGATGCTGCGAACGTAGTAGAAGAAGTCTCTAGCACAGTGACCATCAGAGAAACCAAATTGGACCTTGAAAAGGAATTTGTATTTAGGTGCACCTGGAATCAGGTCGGATGCATACTTGACCGACTCCCAAATACCATCTTCAAGACCACCGGAAACAGAAGACGAAGATGGCTTCCACGAGCCACCAAACATCTTGTTCATCAGTGTGCCAACACCAGAAGAAATCAAAGAATCGACTTTGCCGGTGATGCTGTTGATTGCATTCCCGACTATGTTCGTTACGGCTGCACCGGCAAGACCACCAGCAACGCTGCCGACAGTACCAGGAATTCGTTCAGCTGCAGCAGCCGTGTCACTCAAGATTCGGTTACCGCTTGAGGCGACTTGAGCACCAGAAGTAGTGGTCCACTCGCCAACAGCAGCGCCGAATCTTTCAAACGCTGTTTTTTCTAGGGTAACGTCACTTGGGTTGGCCATCGTGTACACTTTATGGAAGGTTATGCATGAATATTTATCAAAAGAAAAAGGGATGGAAAAATCCATCCCTTTTTAGTGGCTTTCGCCGATTGGCTCACTGGCCTAACGATTAAGTCAGGATCAAGCCACCAAGTGCATTGCCAGACATGCCGGACGAGAGAACTTGACGTGCATGGTCGAAGCGAATCGACAGTGCAATCGTCAGTGCTTCAGAAGCACCATAGTCCAGTTCGCCGAAGTCAGCTGAAACAAACCAGCAACCTTCAAGCTTCCACGATTCGGTCACGAGTTCGTTACCATCGAGAAGATCGATCTTGGTACCGAACTTGTAAGTCGAAGCAGTAGCTTCAGAGTTCAGCCAAGGACCGGTTGCACCGATCAGGCGTTGTTGCTTCTCAAGCTGGGCTTGAACAACCTTGGATGCTTGGTTGGTCACGTC